TTATCAAGAACATTTACAAGGAAATATATCTGTTGGAATACAACCAACTAATGAGAAGGGAAATGCACAATTTGGAGTCATAGATGTAGACCCAAAACAATACAAAGATTTTGACAAAAAATTTTATCTAGAAACTATTCAAGAATACAAACTACCACTTGTACCTGTAGAATCTAAAAGTGGTGGATTACATTTATATTTATTTTTAAACGAGTTTGTACAATCAACAGTTATTGTATCATTCTTAAGCAACTTACTACCTCTATTTCATCTTAAACCAGACTGTGAGATATTTCCTAAACAAACACAACTAACAAAGGATCCGGAAACAGGGATCATGAAACCAGGACAATTTATAAACCTACCATATTATGGTGGTGAAAGACGTGCTGTTAATATTGATGGCACATTCTTTACACTAGAACAATTTATAAAAGTTGTAGAAGCAAACATAACTACAAAAGACGAATTGAAAACTATTACAGAAGACATGGAGAAACAATCTATGGAGGGTGTAGACGAAGACTTTGTTGAAGGACCACCTTGTCTTGCGTTAATATCTAAAATATCTAATCAACCTAATTTTGACGGTAAAGATAGATTTATGTACAACTACCATGTATTTGTAAAGATGAAGTATCCAGATAATTGGGAACAGAAAGTTAAGAACGCACCTGTAAAATATTTTGCAAGAGAACACGCTAATGCGTGGGATGACAATAAATTAAAACAAAAGACAAGATCATGGAACAGATCAGAAAAAGGTTACACTTGTAATCAAAGCCCTATTAGCGATTTCTGTAAAAAAGGTATCTGTGTTAAAAAGAAGTTTGGTATACTAGCAGGATCAAAAGGACAGTATCCTGTGTTAACAAACTTAAGAAAGATAGACATAGAACCAGACCCAGAATATGAATTTGATGTAACCAAACCAGATGGTATTGGTAAAGCAACAGTGCATTGTAAAACAATAGAACATGTAACTGATCAACGTAAACGTAGAAACTCAATAGCAAAAGCTGCAGGGTTTCCACCACCAATTATAAAAGCACCAGAAGATCAAACAGTATTAGAAGCTTTGTTTCAAACACAAAAAATAATTAATCCACCGGTAGGTACATCACCAAGAGAAAAACTACATGATGTGTTGCATGCAAAAATAAATGGACCTAAAGCTATGAACGATGCTGCGTTTAAATCAGGCACAGTATTAATAGAAGATGGTTATGCATACTTTAAATTTGACAAATTTTACAGCAAATTACAGTCTAAGAATTGGAAACACGGTGAAGACAAGACAGGTGTTATGATGAAAACTAATTACAAACATTGTGACATACAGTTTCTAGAACAAAAAAGATATCCAAGCACTGTTAAAAACAAATACAATACACCAACAAAAAACGTGGTGTGTATAAGTATCGAACATTTTAAAGACGTAACAATTAATCATAACAAATTAAAACACAACACGGAGATAATGTAGTGGCTGTTAGAAAAATATTAGGTCCACCAGGTACAGGTAAAACGACTAAACTTATTAAGTATGTAAAAACATTTGTTAAACTTGGTACACCTATCGATAAGATTGGTTACTTTGCATTTACAAAGAAAGCTGCAGAAGAAGCTGTAGACAGAATGTTAGATGCATACCCTAGACTACAGAAAAAAAATTTAAAACATTTTAGAACATTACATTCACTGGCTTTTACACAGTTGGGTATGAAGAAAAGTAATGTTATGCAAGACGAGCACTACCAGGACATAGGTCGTAAACTTGGTATAGAAGTCACAGTTTATTCTAATGGAGAAGAGAAGACTGGGTTTGTAGACTCTGACAGTGAATACTTTAACATTATAAATGCAGCGAGGATTAAGAACGTAACTATCGAAGAAGAATATAATACAGACATGTATTCAGAAGACATAGATAAACATATGTTACAGATTTTAAAAGATGAAGTTGACAACTACAAACAATCTTATGGCCTAGTAGATTTTACAGACATGATAGAAAAATTTAATGTGTCAGAATTGTGTCCAAAATATGACGTAGTATTTGTAGATGAAGCACAAGATTTATCACCAATACAGTGGAAAATGTACGATATACTTAAGAAAAACTCTAAACATGTTATCTTAGCAGGCGACGATGATCAAGCTATTTATGGTTGGGCTGGTGCAGATGTGCAACGTTTTCAAGACGAACCGGCAAAGAACATTATTTTGCCACAATCTTACAGGGTGCCTTACGAGGTGCAACAGATAGCAGATCAAATATTAAATCGTATACCTGACAACAGAAGAATTAGAAAATTATGGGCTTCACGTCCTGAAGGAGGCTCTGTAAACCATGTAACATCGATAGAGGATGTTCCATTGCATCAAGGTGATTGGTTAATACTATCTAGAACAAATGATAAGTTAGTTAAATTAAAAGCTGTGTTAGAAGAAATGGCTATTTACTTTGAATTAAAAGGTAGAAAAAGTTATAAGACAAGATTGTATACAGCAGTAAAACATTACACAAGATGGCAACAAGGAGATGAATTATCTCTATCTGAATTAAAAGATGTTCTAGAACAGACAGGACAAAATCCAGATCCATTTCCTACAGAAGAAAGAATGTATGATTTAGCAGAATACGATCATGTAAAAGAGCACGACTGGTACGAAGTATTTACACAAGACCCAGAAGAATGTTTATACATTAGAGAAATGTTACGTGGTGGAGAAGAGTTATCAAAACCAGCAAGAGTAAAATTATCAACTATACATGCAGCAAAAGGTGGAGAAGCAACAAATGTTTTAATGATCTTAGACAACACAAAAAAAATAAGAGAAGCTGTAGATAAAAGTGAAGACAAGCACGATGAAGAACATAGGGTTTGGTACGTAGGAGTGACACGTACAAAACAAAATTTATATATAATGATACCACAAAGGGAGGATAGAAGTTATGACATCTGAAAAAGAAAACCCATACTTAAAACAAGTTTCGGGAACACATTACATGTATATGAAAATACAGCCTGCAGAGTTTATCAACAAGAATAAATTGCTTTTTGCAGAAGGAAACGCTATAAAGTATATATGCAGACACTCGCAGAAAGGCGGAGTAAAAGACATAGATAAAGCAATACATTATTTAGAAATGATTAAACAAAGAGACTATGGAACCGAATAAACATATACCACATTACATGGGTCTGTTTACATGTCTGTTAATTTTATGTTATTTAATATGAAGAGAAGTGTAATTAGAAAAGTTATTAAAGTAAATAAACACAAATTTAATTTAGAAATATATCCAAGACTAATTGATTGGGAGATCTTTCCACATGACTACGATGCTGCTTTGTATGCATTCAGTAACAAAGAGAAATTAAACAAAAAAATTAAAAATAACCACGTATATCAAAAGGAAATAAAATGAAGATACCTACGTTTAGTGCACAAACAGAATGGGTTATACCCACAGAATTTCCTGACTTACGACAGGTAGACGAAATAGCAATTGACTTAGAGACAAAGGACCCAGACTTAATTAAAAAAGGGTCTGGATCTATCATAGGTAATGGAGAAGTTATAGGAATAGCTGTAGCTACTGCACATTATAAAGGATACTTTCCTATTGCACATGAGGGTGGTGGTAACATGGATCGTAAAAAAGTTTTAGAATGGTTTAAAGATATTTTAAATACCACTTCTACAAAAATATTTCACAATGCAATGTATGATGTGTGTTGGATTAGAGCTATGGGTTTTACAATCAATGGCAGAATTGTAGATACAATGATAGCTGCAGCTGTGACTGATGAAAATAGATTTAGATATGATCTTAATAGTTTGTCATGGAAGTATTTAGGTTTTGGTAAAAACGAAGCAGCACTTGCAGAAGCAGCAGCGGAATGGGGTATAGATCCAAAGTCAGAAATGTACAAACTACCGTCGTTAAATGTAGGTACATATGCAGAAAGAGACGCAGAAGCTACGTTTGGTTTATGGCAAGAAATGAAAAAAGAAATTATTGCACAAGACCTGCAATCAATTATGGAACTTGAGACAGATCTGTTTCCTTGTCTAGTTGACATGAGATTTAAAGGTGTAAGAGTTGACGTAGAAGCAGCACACAATCTTAAAAAGACATTGATAGGTGAAGAGAATGCTTTACTAAATGCCATTGAAAAAGAAACTAATGTACGACCACAGATTTGGGCCGCAAGCAGTATAGCAGAAGTATTTGAAAATCTAAAGATAGAGTTTGAGCGAACTGAAAAAACACAAGCACCTAGTTTTACTAAAAACTTTTTACAAGAACACAAACATCCTGTTGTTAACATGATTGCAAAAGCAAGAGAAATTAACAAAGCACACACAACTTTCATAGATTCTATTTTACGTTATGAACACAAAGGTAGAATACATGCAGAAATAAATCAGTTGCGTAATGCAGGTGGTGGTACAGTTACAGGAAGATTCTCTTATCAGAATCCTAACCTACAACAGATTCCAGCACGTAACAAAGATCTGGGTCCTAAGATAAGATCGTTGTTTATACCAGAAGAGGGTTGTAAGTGGGGAGTCTTTGACTACTCACAACAAGAACCACGTCTTGTTGTACACTACGCAGCATTATATAAACTACCATCAGTATATGATGTAGTCGACTCTTATCAAAATGATCCTAGTGCAGACTTTCACCAGACTGTAGCAGACATGGCAGAGATACCGAGAACACAAGCTAAGACAATTAACTTAGGATTGTTTTATGGTATGGGTAAAGCTAAACTTCAGGCAGAGTTGGGTGTTAGTAAAGACAAAGCTGCAGAATTATTTAATACGTATCACGCAAAGGTGCCGTTTGTAAAACAACTAATGGACAAAGCATCTAACAGAGCGCAAGACAGAGGACAGATAAGAACTTTACTTGGTAGGTTATGTAGGTTTCACCTGTGGGAACCAAACAGTTTTGGTATGCATAAAGCTATGACACATGAAGACGCGTTAGCGGAACACGGACCAGGAATAAAAAGAGCATATACTTATAAAGCATTGAACAAATTAATTCAAGGTAGTGCAGCGGACATGACAAAAAAATCTATGTTAGAGTTATATAAAGAAGGAATTGTACCACATATTCAAATACATGATGAGTTAGATTTATCGATTGAGAGTGACGCACAGGCAAAAAAGGTTATTGAAATAATGGAGCATGCTGTTAGTTTAGAAGTACCAAACAAAGTAGACTACGAACATGGTAAAAATTGGGGGGAGATAAATAGTTAATGGCTTATTTAAATGCAAACATACCTGTCATAGAGTGTTATGTAAGAGGTAATTATTTAAGAGATCAAAAAGATTCACACGATAAATATTTTGAAGTAGGTGTATTTGGTTTTAGTTCTATACCAAACAGAGTACCATTGTTTCATTTTCTAATGGAGGATGGGGGTCTATGGTGGCGAGCACCTATCTCAGCTTTCTGTACTAAACCAGGTGTAAAAGAACTACCATTAGATGAATTAGTAATGTGGGATAGCTTTAGCTACAACGTTAGCGTCACAACTTTTTATGAGTTGGCTGGTGCAACAATGCAATACACATCAAGACGTAAAGTAAAACGTAAGGGTAAGTATCTATTCACTATTGACTGGTGTGCAGGTGACTTTAATGAATTAAATTTTGGTTACGCAGAGAAACCTGACCAACATAAGTGTGGCCATGTACTAGAATTAGAGGATGGTAACTTTGCAATACAGCCCAATAATAGGCTAAAAATGTTTGATGCATCGATGGGTGTGGACCCAAACAAAAACTTGATTAACAGACTTGTTACAAGTAAGATATACTCCGTAGAAAACTCGGCTAAGTGGATAACTGACGAACATGAAGAAGGCAGTTATGACTATCAGTTGAGAAACTTGGAGGAAGGCGATGATAAATAAATACAAAGATAAGTTTATGGTCTGGCAATTACACTACAGAACAGAGATAATCTGTGCTGCAGTTGGTTTTGTGTTGGGCGCTATCATATTTTAGTTATGACAATAGAGGTGGCCAGGAATGAATTATTATTTCACGGGAGTGCTAATTATATTATTAGTTCTAATGGCCTTCTATATGGAACCGGGGTACGTACCTAGATGATTGATAAATTTATATATAGTTTTTTCGGAGCATTAGATAAAGTATCTGGATTTATCGATAAATTATTTACACCTAAAAGACAAAAGAAAAGAAAATGAGCAACAAACCACTCAACATCGGAGAAGAGGCACGCGTGCAGATGCCGATGAAGACGGTTGCTAGTTTGATCGTGCTCGTCGCAGCCGGCGTCTTTGCTTATACGGAGCTGACGGCGAGGTTAGTATCGTTAGAGACATCACGTGAGTTGTTTGAGAATGATTTACTTAAAAAAAGTGAACAGGTCCCGACCGATCAGGAACAACATTTTTTGATCGAAGATTTGTACAAGTCCGTCGAGAAGATGGAAGAGACTCAAGAGATGAATATGACTAACAAAGTTAATATAGAATTTTTAAGAGAACAATTAGATAAAGCACTAACGGATATTGAAGTGTTAAAGGATAAGGTAAGACAAAATGGCAACGGGACGCATTAATCGAAAAGTTTTAGACCATATCGAGCAGATAAATAAGGAGAATAAAGCTGCAAAATTAGCAAAAGAATTAAAAAAAGAAGTAGAAATTGGCAAGCATGGTACACAAAAATATGTTATCAAGCAAGGTGAAAACAAAGGTAAAATATTATGACAGAATTAGCCATAGCTCTACTTATGATTGTACACGGAGAGATCAAGGAGGCACGTCTGCAAACATCAATGTCTGATTGTTTGAAAGGGGCACGTACGGCTAGACGTGAAGCTAAATCGCACATAAAGTATCAATGCATAAAGTCGATGGTTGAGCTCGAAAAAAATATAGATGGATCTTTTTCAATTAAGAAGTTAATATTAGAATAGTGAATTCAGTAAAAATAGTCGAGAACGTTTTGACAAAAAACATTGTCGATCATATTAAACTTTTAGTAAAAAATTTAGATTTTATTATTGCAAGTGATGTTCATTTGCTTGGAATTAATCGCAGTGGTTTGGGTGTTTTTGAAGGTGACCATATTCTTCAAGGCATGAGTAGAAATACTTTAGATAATCGAAATATTAATGATAATAATCGTGTGTTATATACTAGACTAAACGATATGGGTATAATAATAACTGAGTTAGTTTGTAAAAGACTCGATATAAAGTATAAAAGAATAGATCGTCTTATGTGGAATTTCTATAAACCTGGAGAAAAAGGAATAGAGCATATAGATGTTATGAAAGAAGGTGGTGAATTTATTTCTATACTATACTCTTTAAATACTTCAGACGGGTATATTAAAGTAAAAAACAAAAAAATATATGATGTTGAAGATGAAGCTAAAGTTTTCAATAGTAGGGTACCTCATCAAGGAATGGGTCCTACCAAAACCAATCATAGATTAAATTTAAATATAGTTGTAGAAACTTAAAAATATGGTTATACTTTAACAATAATGAAAGTTTCAGCAGAAATTGTAAATGGTGAATGCCCAACATGCAGTGAAATAACTATGTTAGTGGGCCTTACAAACGAATTATATAGATGTTTAAACTGTGGCGCAGACCTACGACAACACGTCAATGGAAAGATAACTTACTTACCTGTGCTAACATCGCGTGACGATGGCGGTAAACATTTTGTAAAGGAATGGTTAGAATAATTGGCTAAACAAAAATTTACACACTACATACCCAGAGATAAGCCTAAAAAAAGAGGGCCTCGACAGCACAAGAAAAACCTCAATAAACACGAGAAACGTCAAAAAAATTTGAATAGATACAAGGGACAGGGTTGACAAATCTAACATAATATCCTATAAGAAAGTATAGAAAGGATGGTTATGAAAAAAATAACAATAGTAAGTAATAACATTACACAGAAACAATGGTCTAATTTTGTATTAGAATTGAATCTGATGAAGAAAGCATGGAAACCTTACGCTAACATCGAGTTCCAGGGAACAGGGATCAAGAAGATAATTGCATTCGGTACAAAAGTTGGAGGAGAAGATGCAAAAGAAGATAGATGATGCCTGGAGGATGTGGGACAAAACAAAAGACCCAAAGTACAAAGAACTTTGGTACAAATTAGTTAAGGAGTGGGCTGATGAGCATGATAATACTACAAGACGGAACATATTATCTAGTCGAAGTGACAAGACACCTGTTCACAGGTTTATCTTTACCAGAGACAATTGATCTTTTTAGTCTTTGCGATGTGTTGAGAGAAGAATATACAACTTATCTTGAACACATAAACAAATATGTCATGAAAGATGGTGGTGCATTTTTTTATGGCTGTATACAAAATTAGTGGCCCATTGGTCTTTGTAGTCCTTCGGGAATATGCGCTGTAAGATGCGTTAGATATAATGCCGGGTGAGACCTACCGGCAGCCACACTGAATTGAAAGCTCAAGGGCGTCCAAATCTTGCCAATGGCATTTCCCTGTACGTTACCGATGACCTGCAAGGGTAGGGACCTGGAGTTTGGCCGGCTGTGAGTACGTGCACGGAAAGCAGCTGGTTTGATATGAATTAAGCTTCTATTTTACCTTCATCCTTTGTAGGTATACAAACAAATTTAGGGTATAATTGAAGATTGTTTATATCTTCTTTTGTAAAATTACCCTCTGCATATATAATTTCATATGACTCAGATAGCCCTGCTCTTATGCAGTCGTGATGATCTGGAAATACTTTTGGATAGGTTGGATTAGTATAACATTCGCCGCTCATTGCAGAACAAATGTAGATAGTTAGTAAAAATTTCATTGACACCTATTGTATATTGTGAGATAAATCCCATATTATGTTTAAACAAAGAAAGGAGTATATCACATGACCGATATAACTAAATATAAAAATGTATCATTGAGTCACAAAACATATGACTTAATTGATAGAATAAGAAAAGTAATACAACCAGATACGGTTCTAAGTAGATCACAAACTATAAGTATTTTAGTAAATGAGAAAGCGAGGAAACTAAATGGAAAAGTCAAAGAAAAATAAAATAATTTGTCCTACCTGTAAAGGTAATGGGTTTGTTAGAATCCCATACAGATTAGCTAAAGAAGAAGTTACTGCACAATGTGGTGTATGTAATTCGGAAGGAGAAGTGTATCCAGAAGAGGTTGATAACATTATTATCGATTCTGACGGCATTCACAGAATACAATGACTGACACAATAGAAACATTACAAGCTGATAAAGTTGCTTTGTATGCTGAAGTAAAAAAAGTTAGAGAAGAGAACGAAGCATTACAAAAACAAAAAATATATTTGCAAACGCAATGTCGAAAAGCAGGTGTAGCAATAGTTGGTCAAGAAGTTATAAACAAAGATCTCAAAAAGGAAATAGATAGGCTGAGTGAAGAGAACGAAAACATAAGGCGTATGTATGCCAAGACATGATAAACATATCAAAGGTGACCGTGCTGAATTAATTGCTCAAGAATTTTTTATCGAAAAAGGATTCTATGTGTTTAATAATATATCTCAACACGGCCCTGCCGACATGGCGGTGATGGACAAAGACGGAAATATTATGCTTGTTGACGTTAAAGCATTGAGTTTACGAACAAAAAACGGTTGGAAAGTTAATCGTGTTCCAACCAAAGAACAGGATAAATTAGGTATTGAATTAATATTTGTCAACTTAGATACGAAAGAAGTATTAGATGAGGTGCCTAACGCAAGATACGAAGACAATATCGTTAATTTAAAATGGTATAAAACATGGATGAAAAAGGAGACAACATGACAAAACTAAGTATGAATAAATTTATAAATATGACTGTGTCTGACATGAACAGACGCAATGTAATGGAACCTAACTTCGATAAATACCCGGATGGTGTAAACGAAAACAAAATATCTTTTACAGAATACGATGACGATCAAATGATGAACTGTCCTATTTGTGCATGTTCAAATACACACATCACAGGTGTTGAAGTATTTGCAAGAGGTGAAGATGCAGACGAACACGTACATACAACAGTTGATATGAGAGAAATGTCAACTAAAGTTAAGAATGTGACAGGTCATGGTAGGAATCCGTCCGGTCGTAGAGACGGTTTAATCTTATCTGGTTATTGTGAGTCTGGTTGTGGGTTTGAAATAGAAATAGCACAACACAAGGGTAATACGTTTTTTAAGAGTAATAAAACAGAAGACAGAAGATGATTAAGTATTTCTTAGAGAAGATATATCACTATTCAACGGCCTTGACATCATGGTCATGGCTTAAATTATATGGCAACAGGGAGAAAGGCTATGGCTACAAAAAAAGAAAAATGGGACGGTAGATCTAGACCGTCTAACAAAGCTTATGATGAAGGTTATGCAAGAATATTTAATCCTGTAGCAAAGGAGGTAAGGACCTCTAAGTTTAAGTCACAAGTGATTAAGAACAAGAAGAAAGACGATTACTTTGACAGTAAAAGTTTAAAACAGATGATGGATGAAATGGAATGAGTTATAAATTTAATAGACTATACGACTATCCTAGATCAATGCGTACGTTGGTTGGTGGTAAACGACACTATGATATTCGCGAGGAGAAGCTTCCGTCGGTAACGACGATCCTTTCCGCGTGTCAGTCGGACGAGAAGAAAGCATCTCTAGAAGCATGGAGACAGCGCCTTGGTCCGAAGACCGCAGACATAGCGCGAGACTTGGCAGCCGAGCGTGGCACGGCAATGCACCGCTTCCTTGAAGCACACATTGACGGCTCGGGGCACAAGGACCTAACGCCTCTCGGTGAACAGGCCGAGAAGATGGCACACAAGATTATAGAATCAGGGCTCAAGGACCTGGACGAAGTATGGGGCCAGGAGGTGACATTGTATTATCCAGGACTATACGCAGGTGCAACAGACGTTGTAGGAATCTATGACGGTCAACCGGCGATCATGGACTTCAAACAATCAAATAAACCGAAACGTAGAGAGTGGATTGAGGACTATTTTGAGCAGCTGGGAGCGTATTGCATGGCCCATAATTATGTTTATGGCACCAAAATACAGTCTGGAATCATTCTAATGTGCACTAAAGATTTTATGTTTCAGAAGTTTGAAGTGTCTGGACGTGAATTCGTAAGGTATCAGCACGCATTCTTGAAGAAAGTAGACCAATATCATCAAAATTGTACCCAGGCAAAAAAGGGTCAAGATACAAAAAATGATGAAAAAGTATAGTAAATCATTGGCTAATTTCATTTGTATCCTTTGTATACCCTTTTCAAAACAAAAACAAAAAATAAAAAAAATATTTTTTAAAAGTGGTTACAATTGGTACAAATTCCAGAAGTGTTATATACCAACACTTATTCGCTCAAATTTGTATCCTAGAGCAGGATACAATTGGTTACAAAAGATACAAAAGTTCAAAAAGCTAGCAATACCAACAAAATAAGGGACGCGCACATATGATTTGCATTTTTAAATTTAAAAATCATTGAGAGGAGTATATACCTGGACTATGCCTAAAAAGAAGAAATCAAAATACAGACACGTTAAGATTGGTCAGAAGACTTATTATTTTTATCGGATAGAATGGATTGATATAACTGGTGATGCGGGGCATGCATCAGCCGAAGAATTTGATAAATTCGAATGCAGCAAAATGATAACACATGCATACATTTATAAAAAAACTTCCAAATGTATTTGGACGTTCGCGTCATATGAAGATAAAGATGTTTCATTTTCTGATAGGAATGTTTTCCCGAAAGGGTGTGTGGTTAAGTTAACTAAATTACTTGTCTGATGCTATCTTAAGACGTTCTTGCTGTAAAGTCTTTAATCTTTTTATTTCATCAAGCTTTTCTTCTTTGGCCATGTCACTTAAATTGCCATGTAAGTGTGTTTCTACGAATTGTCCTGTAGCTTTACCTATTAATTGCTCAAATGGAGCCGCATCTTTTATCTTACCCTGCTCTACTAAAGCTTGCGATAATACCTGTTGACGTCTTACATAATTGTTTTTAGTTACAGTAAATGCTCTATTAACTTCGTTTGATCTATGTTGTATATATTTTTGAATCTTAGGATTCTGAATTAGCCCTGCTGCTTCTTGTGTTGCAGACTTAGGACTATACCCAGCGTGGATAGCCGCTTCAGTTCTAGTAGTTCTACCCTCATTCATAATTAAATACTCACAAAATCTACGTTGCATTTCTGTAAGTTCAGTTGGGTAAGCCGCCTTCTTTTTGACAATATCTTGACTCATACTTGCTTTATACATAATATCTTATATAAACACAAGTCATGACAGGAAAAGAATTAGCTATAGTTTTAAACAAATTTCTAACATCACCACAAGCACAGAACGCAAGAGTTCAGATTGAAATGCCTAATGGACAAAAATTAGATGTATCTGAAATTCAGTTGTTGGAGAATCGTATGATTGGTGATAGAGACACGCACAGAATAAATATAAAAGGTACGTCTCTTGGTGGTACTTGGAAGATGGGTAAAATCGTCGGCAAACTCTAAGAGGTTAACTTGATAAAATTAGAGAAGGATTTGTGGCGTGAGCTTAAAGGAATTAAAAGTAAAATTAGTTGGACAAGACTGGAAAACCGTAGCTTATTGGGTACTCCCGATCTATTGGGTTATAATAATTTTGGTAAGTTTTTCACTGTTGAATTGAAGTTAACATTAGTTAACAAAGTACGCTTTTCACCCCACCAAATTAGCTTTCACGTGAAACATAATTTGAATACATTTATCCTTGTTGCTTGTGACCCAGACCCTCAGCTTGTACGCTTGTACCCTGGTGCTCGGATCCTGGAGCTTGTGGACTTAGGCTTGAAGCTTGAACCCTTGGCTTGTGGGCTTGAACCCTGCGTGGGTTGGTTCGAAAGCTTGGGTGCTTGAGCGCTTGCGAGCTTGCGCTCCTCCTTCCTGAGCTCTTCATAAAATTTTGGATGTTTAAAAACGTGGGTCATGTTTAGTGTTTACCGTATGCAATGTTGCTTACATCATTTGACCAGCATTGTCGACAGTCACCACATTGGCCGCCCTGATCCGGGGCCGGGCAAGTCCTGCCGCTGGTAACTACCGTCGATGTGTGCGGCCAGCTTCCAGCTGCTGCCTGATCAACCATTGTCATTGATAATCTAATAATCAAATTTTTTGGACAATCTTCCAGGTGGTCCCTGATCCATGCTTCACGCGTTGGCATCCAGTGCTGCATATCAGGCGTGAGCCTGCATACTTCATAGATCTTGTTCAGGTGGTCCAGGTCCTGGACGTCGCCAGAATCATGCCATCTAAAAACTTTATGTTTGCTAACAGCTTGAGAGCTTATCACTACGGCCATAGCTTCTACCCAGCGTGGGTCCTGAATCGATTCCAATCTTTTATACTGTGCTTGTACGATGGCCGGGAATCTCGCATAGTTACCTTTTAATGCATAGCAGCCAGCGCAAACGCTGTTAGGAATTAGCCTAAGCTTCGATCCCGTCTTGCATTCCGCTGCTGGTATACCATAAGCAAAACCCGGCATTTTGTCAGGCTTCGATAATGATACAATTATTTTTTTAGCTTCTTTTATATTCATGATTCTTTCTCCTATAAATTCCTATAACATTATAATTTAAACGTGTCAAGCTTGCGGCCTGATTCCTACAGTCCACCGCTTGCGCCTTGTAGCTCGGGCCCTGATCCTCTAGCCATCTAGCATGGCCCAGGTAAACCCGGGCCATTGGAATTCCTGGACGCCTACTCACCAGCGCCGCCAGTTTTCTTCCAGGCTTCGAACGCCTCGCGCTCCGCCTGCTCGGCTTTGTCCTCCCGGTCCAAAGCTTCATAGACCGCGGACTGGATGCCCTTGATCTCGCTCCAGGTAGTCACCATCATCAGTCTCCGCACGATGTGCAGCTTCAGGTGGTCGTTGTAATATTTGTCCAAATCTTTTTTACGATCTGTACGCATTTGAGGTCCTTTCTCTGTTAGATTAATATCCCATAATATACCATATGCCCGCACCAGCTGCAACAAATTTATTTTACTTTTATGCAAATAAACTTATTGACATATCTCAGAAAATCCTATACACTTGGACGGTGGCTGGGGGTGGTGGTATACGCTTGAAATTATAAGGGAGGGGCCCACCCCAAAAAGCTTGGGTCCAAGCTTGAGAGCTTGAACCCATATCCCTAACAGATTGGAATTTTTTTGAATTGATCAGTCACTATGCTACGCGGGGCCTAGAGATCGCTAGTTATCTAGTCTCACTGGACCGGTACCCCAGTTATCTTCACCCGTGTTCTAGTGTTTATTCTCACAGTCAACAATGACTGATCCCAGA